AAAATATAAATTACCTTTATAGGTAAAGTCTGCTCCAAATAAATTAACATTTCCCACTTTATTCCAACAGGCAAATGCAATGGCATAAGCAACTGTATTGTTTATGTATCCACACTCCGTATCTTTAATTAAAGTTTCTATCGGATACAACTCTAAAGCAGGAACCCTTTCATCTAACTGACAAGTATAAATAGGACATTTTATTTTTGGTAAAGTTTGTCTCATTACTTCTGACATATCTCCTGCATCATCAGACTCAAAAAATCTGGACACAGGGTCCATTACAAAAGCACGATCTGGATTAGGAATTACACTAATCATCGCATTGATGACCCAAACTTCGTCAAACTCCTGACTATGCGTTATAGCCATGTGATAATCCAATTGACTGTTTCCCATCGCCACAATAGCTATATTTTTGCCTTTCAAGGCTTTTATCGGCTTTTTTAACATATCTGCTCCTTATGTTTTTATGTTACTGGTATCCTCAATTGTCCTGATCGATAAGCATCTTTACGATCCCTACCATCACCAAGAACTTTAAGTCTTGCCAAAGCTTCCTCATATCTGGCTTGATATATCTGAAACATATCAGCTTCACCTTTCATAAAGGTGTAACCTTCAATCAAAGACCCATAGAGTAATGCGGTTTCTGCATTGGTAGAAAGCCATGTCGTTCCCCCTGTAGCTCCAGACGTTAAAGAAGCTGGCTTATAAAAATAATGTATTTCTGTGGTAAAGGCTGCTCCTGGTGTTGGAGCCATGATAAAAAACTCATCACTGAATATCCCATAGTATTTAGGCAATGATCCCGATCCTGTTGCCGTTGCTGTCGGATAGATTTCTCTAATCCAATTTACATCCTTATTCAGTAAAAATTGCTGTTTACTATTACCATCCGTTACCGACAAAGAATAAGGAGCTAGAAAATCAGTTGGTATGGATAAATATTGATTATCGGTAGACGTTGTACCCGATTGATTTCTTCTGAAATCAGGCAGTTGTACTACGTTTAATATCCTTTCTTCTGCCTGTTGAATAATAGTATCTAAAGTATCTGTAAAAGTAGTTTCAGTATTCTGAAGGTAATTCTGTATAGCTGTCTTTAATCCTGCATAATTCATGATATTACTACCTTAATAAAACCTACTTCACCCGTCATGTACATATTCTCTAGATTACTGGGTCCAAATTCCGAGTTCCAACCGCCTATAGGATTCCATGCCGAGGTTCTCCTGCTTGCTGCTTGACCAAGAGGAGGTCTGGGATTCCTTAAAGCTATTGGATCGTAAATCTTAAAATTACCTAATTGTAATTGCGGTTGAGGTTCATCATCACATTCGGGACACACCATCCAGCCTGTGGGTCGTAAGTCTCTAACTTGATTTCTTAATTCATGTAATGGATAACGAAATCCGCAACGATCACAGAATCCAAACGCTTTTTTACCTGCTGCAAATTCGCTCATTAGTTATAAGTCCAAGGCACGAATCTAAAGGATGCCTTAACCCTGTTTTCCTCGGCTGCTAAATTAAATTGTTCCATGTATTCTTGTTTTAACAACGCTAACCGATTACCAACTGCTTCTGGATATTTCATTCCAACATAGTAAGCCAAACCTGCTACCAGACTGGGAAGAAACAATTTTGGCACATCCATGTTATAACTGCCTAAATCTCCACTGTCGTAAACTTGTCTGACTCGATAATAGCTTAATACATAAGTTTGAATATCATCAGGTATAGGATATAAGACTAGCTTAAAGCTACTGGTTAATCGTTCTACATAATATTGCAAGGGTCTGCCTTCTTGCAATTTATTAGGCAAATCTGCATAACTTGATACAGAAACTCGTGTAAGGTCATAATCAGTTTGACTAGAAGTATCACCGCTATTTAGACGTAAATGCACTTCCAACATATCAACAGTGTCTGCATCAAAAGTATATTCAGAAGTACCAGCCGTTAAGGTGGTAGTTCCACTTTCTAAAGTCCATAGGTTTAAGCCTCGGTTCTGCCATTCCAGCATCATCAGATCAAGACTGCGTCTGGCAGTCTTATAATCATATCCAGTGCGAGCTTCTAAGCCACACCTGTCAAATGCTTCATCGACAATATCACCGATATCTAAATTAAACGCATTGGTAGTCGTAGTAGCCATTTATTACTCTACTACTTCTGCACCCTGTCTGGCTCTTCTTCGCTGAGTTGAACCAATAATACCGCCATGACCCTTGTATTCCACTTCAACCCCCTGTTCTTTAGCCGCTTCTTTAGCAGCCTTTTTTCCTGCTTTATCATAAGCGTAATGTTTACCACCTACTGTTGGCATATTTTTTCCTCCTCCTGAAAGTTTCCCTCCAGAACTTTTATTAGATTTTCCTGCTTTACTAAGAGCAATTGCGACAGATTGATCTTGAGGGAACCCCTCCTGTCGCAATGTGCTTATATTAGAGGAAACATCTTTGTTAGATTTACCTTTCCTTAATGGCATTAACTAGGATTAGCATAATGCTTGTGTGCCCAAACAATAACACTATAAGTATCACCGCTTGTATGATCATTGGTTGTTAACAACAAATCACCATTTATACCGCCTCCTGCATTATTGGAAATACCTGGTAACTGATCCATTCCATAGGAAAAATTCCATGTATCACTCCAATCCTTAGGTGCTTGGCAAATAAACATATTGGTACTTGCGTTCCAATACAGTTTAAAACCCATACCGATATTACTAAACCAAACTCTCTGTAAAGAAACTCGGTTACAGGCTTGTCCCGTAAGGGGACTTGATTCCAAAGCTGAAACATCAATCTTAGCAACCGCACTTTCACCCGTGCCATCGCTAATATTGGTAAATTTCATTACCAGATTTTTACCGCCATCCTCTATCGTTTGTGAGGTTACTGCATCAGCCATTAT